TCTTCGCTGGCCGTGGGGAACGAGACATGGATGCACTCATGCAGGATCGTCTCCAGGCGGGAGCGGCCCTTGAGCCGCTCGTCGATCAGAATCTTCCGCGGCATCTTCGGGTTCTTCGCATCCGGCAGATATGCCCACCCGGCCGCCTCGCCACGCAACCGCGTGAAGCGGAGGAGCCATCTGACGCCGTGGATCGTGAAGTGGTGGTCGCCGGGCATGATGATATGTTGCCATGTAGCCTATGGGTTGTCCACGGCTTTTCTGGCTTCCTTGCCCCACTTGCCAGCGGGGCATTCCGAGTCGGCCCAGGCCAATTTGCTCACGAACTGCTTTTCTCGGACGACCGGGCAGCCGCACTTCGAGCACGCAGATCCGTCGTAGAACTCGCAGCCTTGGCAGATGGCGAACCGCCGCTCGCGCTCGGCGTCGCTGCACTGGGGCATTCCGGCGGCGATGTGCTTCGCGGCCGAGGTGGCGAAGTTCGCGGCCTTCGTGATGATCGACACTCCGGGCCTCGCTCGCGGGTACGCCGGGTGCGTCTCGTCAACCGTGATGGTGTTGCCGTCCTGGCTGACAATGCACGGTCGCACCTGCTCGAGCGTGTAGTCACGCTCGCGGCATCGGGCCTCAAGGTGTCGCAGGTGACAGCGAATCATGGGAGGGGATTTACGCACCACTCAGAGCCAGTACAGACAGGCACCCAAATAGCTCCAAAAGAACCGTCTCCAATGTCGATTCCGTAATCCCCATTGATGCCATATAGCGCAGACAGCGGCGACCACGGCGCGCAGTCTGGGCCTAGCGTGAGAAAACTAGGTATGTACTCGCCTGGCGGATAAGGCAGCTCGTCAAGCGGGTACACGTTGACCCACCTGCCTTCCGGTTGGTCGAATAACTCGCAATCGTTAGCTACCCCGCAATTCACAAACGGCAATTCAGGTAGTGAAATGCAACATTCGCACGTAGCATTGATGCGAATGTCAAAGCTCCACAAGATCTCGTAACACTGTCCGGGCTGATCCGTATCAGGACAAAACCCTGGGCATTCAAAAAAAGTCTTTGTGAGGCTGCGACTTACTGTAACTGATGCTGTCCAGCCGGCATTACTCAAATTATCCGCAACAGATTGTGCTGTCTGCTCCACTAGGTCAATGTAAGCGTTTATGTCAATCTCGTCCTGATCGGCAAACGAAGCACAAAATCCAGACGAGTTTGTCCCTCCTGTGCTATTTATTCCAGAAAACGTCAAACAATTATCACAGCAGCAGCACTCCTGCTCCGTTCCCACCTTCCCGTCACGCAGGACTGGCTTGCCGTCTTGAAACGTGATGAGCGTCATGTGGCGGTTGATCCAGAGCAAGTAAGAACACTGTACCACTGCAAGCCCAGGCAGGCCGTGGAGTTCGTATCTCCGGCACCGTGACCGAGAAGTTGAATCTGACCGGCGTCGTAGTTCGGCAGTTCGGTCAGATCGAATCCGCCCACCACCATCGTGCAAGTCTGCGTCGGCACCTGAATCTCGACAGCCGTCTGCGTCCCCATGACGGAGCCGAAGACGACGTTGAACGAGGCCGACGATGCCGTGTCGCCCTCGGCCTCCACGCAGTAATTCGTGACCGCGATTGTCTGCGTCGAGCCGATCAGCGTCACGGCGACCGTTTCGCCAATGGCCCACGAGCCGGTGTAGGTGCCGCGCTTGAGCATCATCCCCGGCTGCGGCACATCCTCGAAGCGAGTCGGAATCCGGGTCAGCCCGGCCTGATAGGGCATCGAGTCGACCCGCTTCACCACGCTGATGATGCGGTCGGTCAGTACGGGGCCGAATTGGTATGACCTGGCGTCGGCCATCAGATGATGTCCTGGATTCTGACGCCCATGTTCACGAAGTTGTTGCCGAAGTCGACGGTTTCCTGCGTGATGTACCTGTCGGTCAGCACAGCCTCCTCGCCGTTCGGCGGGTTCTCGACGTCTCGTGGCGTGCCATCGCGGTTGAGGGCGACAGGCTGCGCGGAGGGCCTCTGCATGGCCTTCTTGTTTGGCGAACTCACCAGCACCATGGCCCGCATCTTGTCCCCCTCGGTCCCCTCGGCTAACTCAAGCGGGCCGTCGGGCCAGTTCTTGACGACGTATTCCTCGTGCTCAAGGTTGAGCGCCTTGCGGTCCACCCCGGCGTCGCCCAATCCGTCGTTGATGATGTTGAAGCCTTCGAGAATCTGGTCGATGTACCATCCGCCCTGCTTCTTGACCGCAAACTCATAGGTTCTCTTGAAGCCCCGGTAAGTCGCTGAACCGAATGTCTCCACCACGGGCTGCACGCCGATGTTTCGCAGCATGCAGGTGTATCGCGGGATCGGCAGGCCAAGGAAGTTGATGTCGTCGCCGTTGATCTTCCCTGCGTCGTCAAGCCTTGAAGTCGGCGAGTTGTCAAACTGCTCGATGTTGATGGACAGGATCGGCACCAGCATCGTGACGCCGTCGTACCTGTCTCCAGCGGGGTTGACAGGGGGCAGAGGCAACCCGCCGACGTTTCCGTTGTCGAGTATTTGTCGCCACTTTACGGCCGGCACCTCCATCAGCGACGACGAGATCGCGAACTGCGCGGGGCGGATGTCCGGCGGCTGCTTGTTTGGGTCGCTGCCGGGGTCAGCGCCTGGCGAAGTCCGGTAGTTCGCCGTGACGATGCGCACGACCCTGGAGTCGCCTTCGGCCTTCTCGGAGATGGAGACGCATGGGAGGTTGCTGTTGACGGGGTGGACGTCACCGATGTAGACCCCGACTGCCTCCTGGACGTCATACGCCTCGGACGCCGAGTCGAGGATGACGCGGAAAGTCCGCACAGAAACGTCCGCGGTCTGGCTGTTCTCCAGGCTGCGGCTGTTCTCGCTGCCGGACGCTATTTCCCTGACGAGTTTCGGCATGAACTAGCCCTCCAGAATGTCGACGCGGAGTCGCGTGCCGGCGACGCCGACGGCCTGGTACTCTGTGCCTGTAGCCAGCCGAAACAACTGCGGCTCGCCGGCCTTGAGCGTGGTGAAGGGAGCGAACGAACCGCCGGCCGTGATGCCGACCTGCGCCGTCGATGACGTCGCCGTCGAGAGGTTTCGCACGAACGCGATTCCGACGGCCGACAAGTTGGCCGTCGAGATGCTGACGGCGTTCGTCGTGAGCGTGTACGTCACGCTCTTCAGCCCGACGTTGCCCATGCTCGCGGTGACGCCGGCAGCGTCCACTCGCGTGGCGAGAAACCCCTTGCTGACGTTGAGCGTGATTCCGTAAGAAATATCTGCCATGTTTACCCTCTGATTTCAACGACCCCTGGGCCAGCCTGCTTTTCGATCGCGTCGATGACGCCTTGCAGCAAATCCGACTGCTTCTGGAGTTCGACGAGGTTGACGTCCTTGTTGGGGTCGTCGCCGCGCAGAAGCCTGTTCAGTTCCCTGCTGCCCTCGACGGTCTGCGTGTCGGCGACGTTGAGCGCGGCCCTCGACGGCCCCTGGAGGGCGGCGTTGAGTCGCTCGTCGCGGAAGCCGACGAGCAGCGGGGCGACTTGCTGGGCCTGCTGCTCGGCGAGGCGGTTCAGGGCGGCGTTGCGGCCGGCGACGTCGGCGACGAACCGCTGGCCTTGCAGTTCAACCGTGAACGCCTCGGTTATGTCCCTGGCGCTCTGCTCGACCTCTCGCCTTGCTCGCTGGACTGGCGTCATCGCGAGTTCGCGACCACGATCACCTGACGCCGCCCGCTCCGCGCGGCGCGTCATATCGTCTCGCTGACGTCTGGCAGCCTGAACCTCGGGGTCGCGCTCCGCGTCTGCGTTGATGCTCTCCTGCACTCTCCTGCGTTCCTCGCGGGCAGCGGCACGCTCCTCGGCCGTGCCGCCGCGGGTGCCGTCGGCGCCAGTGCCGTTGGCTGGGGCAGACAGCATGGCGTCAATTTCACGAAGACGACGGAACCTTGGATCGCCGTTACGGATGGAGTCCTGCTCCATGCGCTCGATCGCAGACGCCCGGCGGTCCTCGAACTCCTGCTGCGCGCGGCGAGCGTTGCGGACGTCCTCTTCGGCTCGCGTCCGCTGGGCTGCCGTCTCTGGCGTCCCCCTGGCAACATCCTCTCGCCTAGCCTGCTCGGCCCGCTGCTCAAGCGTCGCGACGTCCCGGGCGACCGACTCCGACAACCTCGCCAGTTCGGAGCCGAACGTCTTTACGGCCGCGGCGGCGTCGCGGAGAGCGTTGATATGGGCCTTGATGGCGTTGATGTCATCGTTGAACGCCCTGGCCTCTTCGACGCGGCCTGCCTGGGCGGCCTCGCCCGCGGCCTTCTGCAACTGGGCCAGTGACTCCGCAAACGCGGCAATCTCGTCCTCGATGCCACTCGCGCCGACGACGCCCTCGAATGCCGAGGCGATGTCAGCCTGGGCGGCGTTCATGGCATCCGCGATCCGCAGGGCTTCTCGGCTGATGCGGGCGGCGAGTTTGTCGGCTTCGATCTGCCTGACTTGGACGAGAAGCTGCTCCCGGAGTTGCTGGAGTGGCTGGATAATGTCTCCAGTCGCACCGGACTGCCGGAGAGCATTGATACGTTCTTCGAGAACCCTGATCGCTTCGTCTGGAGACTGGCCGATGTTTTGCAGTCCGGCGATTCGAGCCTCGTTTCGCCGCTCTGTCTCTCTCGCCAACTGGAAAGCGCCGCTGCCACCGAACCCGCCACCAGCAGCGGCGGCGGCGCGTGCTCCAGCAAAAGCGCGCTGGGTTTCGCCTCGGATTTCCGCCTCAAGGGCAGCAATTACTCGCTGCCTGACGTTGCCTGCGCTGTTGCGGTTGGCGTCTCTGACGGCCCGCTGCTCCTCCTGCCGCTGCCGTTCTTGGGCGGCCTGGAGTTGCAGCCTTGCCCTAATTTGCTCGCCAGGAGTCGTCGCCGCGTTGAGTTCTCGCTCAAACCTTGCGACGTCTCCGCGAGCCGCAGCGACGCCAACATCGACGGCCTGGATTCTTTGCTCGCGGGCCTGACGCTGCTGCTGCTGAATCTCCTCAACTTGACGCCGAATGGAGGCGTTTCGCTGCCCCTGCTGCGACAGGCCAGCGTCTTGGACTGCTTCAGCAACCTTCTTATAGGACTCTGCCAGGGCGTCAACGACTCGCTTCTGGTCGGCGAGCGCAGCGTTCAACGCCTTCGTCTGGTCTTCAGACTTGCGGCCGTTGTTGTACCAGTTGATCAGTGCCGCAACGAGTTGCGCGCCGATGGCGGCCGAGATGCCGGCAATGAGTCCGGTTGTCCCGCCGATAATGAACCCAAGTTGCGAGATGTTGTTCCCGGCCGCGCGGATGCGCTGGTCAAGGCCGCCGGTAACGCTGAAGAAGTCTTCGACAGCGAAAGCAGCCTGCTGGATAGCAAGGCCAGCGCGGTCGCCGAAGCCTCGAGCCTGGTCGCCGGCCCGCCGGAAGTCCTCGGCGAATCGGCCAGGTCGCACGCCTTCCGCAGCCGCGGCGGTGCGGATTAACTCCTGCCTGGTGCGTGCAATATCCGCCGCGGCCTGCTCCGCGCTGTCTGCTGTTCCAGAGAATGCGCGGAATGCCGCCTGTCTGTAAGCCTCAAGGGCGGCGACGGCTGGGCCTCGCTGCTCGGCGGTCAGCCGAGAGAGTCTGTTCTGAACGAACTCGATCTGCGATCCGACGGAGCGCAGTTGCCGCTCGTCGATGCCCAGCGACAGGCCGGCGACGCCCTCGCCACCGAAGTTTTGCAGAAACTGCTGGCCGATGCCTCGGCGGCTGTTGAGCGCAGCCTGGATGGCTTGCGTCTCCTGCTGAACTCGCCGCAGTTGGTCAGCCGTAAATCCGACGCCGGCGCGGCCGAGGTTTTGCCACCGAGTCGTGAGGTTGTCGACAACGGGGCCAAGCGATCCAGCCAAGTCCGGCAGTTCGCGGAGTTGATTGCGGACGGCTGTGATCTCGCCGCCGACTCGGTCAAGGAACGCCTGCTGCGGGTTGACGCGAGACGCTGCCCCCTGGTTCGACAACAAGTCCGAACCACGCTGGTCGACGTTGAGGAACCTGGACGCTGCCTCGGCCCGCCGCTGGGCGTCGGCAAGTGCCTCCGTCCGAACCCGCGCGTCCTCAAGCAGTTGCAGGTAGGCGCGGACGTCAGTCTGCTGGCCCTCGGTTGCGATGAGGTTCGACTCGCGCTGGTCAACAACCAGGAAACGGGATGCGGCCTCGGCCCGCCGCTGGGCGTCGGCCAACGCTTCCGTTCTGGCCCTGGCCTGCTCAAGAAGTTGGATGTATTCGCGAATGTCCTGCTGCTGGCCCTCATTCGCAATCAGGTTCGACTCGCGCTGGTCGACGTTGAGGAATCTGGAGGCGGCTTCGGCGCGCCGCTGGGCGTCTGTCAGCGCCTCGGTTCTGACTCGCGACTCCTCGAGAAGCTGGAGATAGGCACGAACATCTTGCTGCTGGCCTTGGCTCGCGAGGAGATTCGACTCACGCTGGTCGACGTTGAGGAACCTGGACGCGGCCTCGGCGCGCCGCTGGGCGTCGGCGGCTGCCTCTCGCTGGGCGTTCGCCGCCTGCTGCGACAGCGTGATCTCTCGCTCCAACTGGTCGTTGACCAACCGCAGTGCCGCGACCTGGCGGTTGTACGCGGCCTCGGCCGACTGCGCGTCTCCATTCCGCGTGACGCGGATGCGCTCGAGCGTGGACAGGAGATTCTCTGCCTCCTGGGCTGCCTGCCGCTGCTGGCCGACGAGGGCCGCGACGCCGCTGCCGCGAATCTGCTCCGGCGACAATGCCGCTGCCTGCTGCTGGAGGGCGGCGGCGCGGGACGTCTGCTGGAGGAAGCCAGGGCGCTGGAAGCGGAGTTCTTGACCAGTGGCGAGGCCCGCGGTCGCCTGGCCCGCCTCGCGGAGGCGGCTCGCGGCCTGTGTGACGCGGTTGATCCGCGCCTCAAGGTTGGCGAAGTCTCGCTCGCTTACCCTGGCGCCGTTGCCGATGGAGGCGCGAAGCTGCTCGGCTGCCTTCTGCGCCGACTCGAGCGCCGGGGCGAAGTTTCGCTGCACCTGGGTCGACAGACCGGCGAAGTCCTTCGCGGCTTGCGAGACGGGCTTGGCAATCCGCTCGGCGGCCTCGGCAAACTGCCGGATCGCCTGCACTTCCTGCTGGTTGACGAGCTTGAGATTTTGACCGACGCCGACCTTGAGCGCCCGCTGCAACTTTTGCAGCGGCGTCAGGATGTTGTCGAACTCACGACCCGCGCGGCTAGTGGCACCGGAGATGGTGCTCTGAATCTTCCGCGCGAACTGCGTGACGTCCTTGGCGCCGGCGTTTAGCCCTCGCGACAGACCCTTGGAGTCTGCCGTGAGGATCGCCGAGATTTTGCCAAGGTAGCCGCGTCCAGCCATCGTCTCATCCTTGAGGCTTCTGCAACTTCATCAGTTCCGCAAGCATCGCGTCCTGCGACTGCTTCGGCCGCTTCGACGCCGGGATGAACACCTCTTCGTCAGGCACCCGCTTGTAGTTGCCCGACGCCGCCATGATCGTCCGGCATATCCTGGCAGTCTGCTGCCAACTGTTCCCCAGCGGCCACCGCTGCTGGTATGCGTACCACTCCGACAACTCTTGCGAATCGACCGTCTCGAGCAGTTCTTTGACCGACCGACCTAGCGCCAGCGCTAGGTCGAAGTAGAACCTTCGCTCGGGGCGGTCGGTGAACCGTTTCCCAGCGCTTCCACGGCCGCGTCGGTGAAGGCGTTGTGCTGCCACGCCTTGTCGAAGAGCCGGTTGATCACGACGCTTGACTTGTTGCCGAGGGCGTCGATGTCGGCGTCGGCGAACAGCCGCTCGCCCGACTCGTCGGCCAGCGTCAGGACGAGGAAGCGAACGCGGAACGCCTTCATCTTCTGCTCGCTGTACGCTTCCTCGAACTTGTCCCGCTCCGTTCCGCTGATGGTGCGGACGTAAACGTCGCCGCCCCACTCCGGCACGGGGATCGCCTCGGACAACTTCACATCCTTCGCCGCCAGAATCTTCGCCTTGCTCAACGCCATGAATCAGGTTCCTTGGTAGTCCGTAACCTTGAAGTTCGCAGTCCCTCGCACCAACTCCCCGACACGAGCCTCCGTATTGGCAGACTCAAGAATTGCCCGCCGCGACACGCTCCAGTTCGGCGACGAAAACGTCAGTTGCCCGACGCCCCTGACGATGTCCTGGACGTCGCCTGTCGCCGTCGTCGCGATGAAGTCCAGCGACACGCCGCCGCCAGACCACTCGCCCGTCGGCACAAGGACGGCGTAGCCAGAGGGGTCGCTCGGAGACGTCATATCGACGACCTCTGCGACCGGCGTCTCGACAGAGATGCCGACGACGGCCCCCGCGAAGTTCCCGCGGGAGCCGGTGAATGTGAATGTCGCCCCTTGGGCAGCGAATCCCGCCATCGCTTACGCGACTCGGAACGTCGCACTCCCCGAGATGAGGGCGCCCACAGAGCCGCCGATCGAAGACGACGCGATCGTCGCGTTGCCGCTGAACGACATCGGGCCGGAAATCGACAGAGAACCGGACACGCCGGCCGTGAGGATGTTCGTGGAGATGTAGTCGATCTGCACCTCGCGGTCGGTCGCAAAGCCGCCGACGTACTCTCGCTTGCCGTTCGGCGCGATGCCCAGGTGGCTGCCGTCGATGAGGTCTTGGGTGTCATTGACCTGAACCGAGGTGACCGTGATGGTGCTCGTGCCGAACGTGAACGTGAGTCCCTGTGCCGAAACGCCTGCCATGAGTCGCGCCTCCTTGCGCCAGTGTCGTGACCTGTAGGGTTACGAGGCGGCTTCTTGCCACCTGATCTGATACAACTGCCTAACCTCGTAAGCCGGCGGGAGTTGTGCTCCGACGGCCGTAGGATCGAGAAAATCGTCAGTTTCGCTGACGAGCCTCATATCACTGATTGTAACCCCCATTGCCGTGCCGGTGTTGCCATCCAGAGCAAGCCGGACCTCGTCTCCCAACTCCCTGGCGGCGTCGTGGGTGAGCGCCCAGGAGGCGATCTGGATCGACAGGAGGGGCATGAACATCGGCCCGGTCAGGCTGGCCTCGCGAATGATGTTCTGCCGCTTGTAGACAATGAACGGGAACCCCGCCGACTTCGGCACGGCGATCGGGTAGACGTTGAAGCCGACGAGGCGGGCGACCGCGGGGACGCTCGTCAGACGGTAGTAGACGTAGTCCTCGGGCTTGATGATCACCGGAGTTCCTCGATGTAGGTCTTCATGTTGGCGATGAGGGACGCCAGGACGGCCGAGGAGTTCTCGGAGATCGTCTTCTGCATCAGGTTCTGGGCTGGCATGGGGCGGATTGTCTCACCCGGCTTCAGCGCGACGGGGTGCATCTCGCCTGGGGCGTCCGACCCGAAGTCGTGCGGGTAGCCGACGCCCATCTTGGCCTGTCGCGTCCGCTCCTTCTTCGACCCCATGAGGAAGTAGTATCCTCGGCCCATGCTCGCGAACTGCTCGTTGTTGAACGTGCCGGCCCGATTCATCTTCCCGTTGATCATCTGATGGACGTTGACATAGGTGCGGCGTCCCTGCGTGCCAGGCTTTCTTGCGCCGGTCCCGAACTCCACCAACCAGGCATGATTCCCGCTCCCTAGTTCAGGGTCGGCACCGACAGGGCCGGTGACTCGCGGGCCTGTGACGGCGACCGTCGCGCCCTCGTACTGCCTGGTTTCCGTCCTGATCGACTTATTGAGGTTGTCGGTGACGTTGTTGATCTTGGCCTTGTAGCCCTTCTTGATGATCTCCGACGCCTTCTTGACGGCCTTGGCGCGAAGCTGGCCTGGGTCGCGCTGCGCCCGTAGGGCCATCAACTCCAGTTCCTTGGCGACCTCGCGGGCGCCGGCCGTCTGGATGCTGACGAACCCTTCGACGATCTGCTTGGCAGACTGCCCGCCGAAGTCACGCGGCTGCGTTGCGTCGATGAGTACCGCCATCACTGCACCTCGCGGGCCAGGATTTCCAGGGCCGTGCGGTTGTCGCGCTCGACGACCGCCGCAATTTCCATAGTACGGCCTCTCCAGATGAGGCGGTTGAGATGCGTGACGTC